CGCCTTGCGGTCGGCACAAATGGTCAAGTGTTAACAGCTGACTCAACAGCTGCAACAGGTCTTGCATGGGCAAGTCCAGTGAGTTCCACAGTGAATTTATTACTCAATTCAAACTTTGCACTAAATCAAAGAGCGTATGTTTCTGCTGCTAACTTGGCTTCTGGTAATTATGGTTTTGATCGTTGGAAGTCTAATTTTACAAATACTACTTTAACTTTTACAGCATCAACTCAGGGTCAGTCTCTTACTATTAACTCTGGTGGTGGGTTACAGCAAGTAATTGAACAAGGTTTAGTGGCTGCTGGCACTTACACACTTTCATGGACTGGCACAGCAACAGCCCGAGTTTATAACTCAGGAGCAACACCACCATCTTATGCAGCGTCACCAGTTACTTTTACAGCAGATGGGTTGGCAAATGTCGTTGTTGAATTTACGGCTGTCAGCACAACAAAAACTCTTTCAAAGGTTCAATTTAACGCTGGAACAAACAGTACGTGGAGTTTGGCTACGCCAACATTGCAAACAGAATTAGCGGCTTGCGAAAGATATTATCAAATCACATCAGGTTTCATGGCAACTGGAGAAAGCGCCACAGGTGTTTCAGGCGCTATAAATTTTAGAGTTCAAATGCGAACTGCTCCTTCTCTCGCTGCTTCAGCCGTGATTGGTATTAGTGATACATCAACAGCTGATTTTACGCAGAGTGCTGCTAGTGCCACCATTGTGACATCAAGAGCAAGCACAACTGGATTGCAATTTTCTTGTACAAATTTCACAGGCTTAACAACTAACAGACCTTATGTGTCAATTCAAACTGGCAAACTAATAACAAGTGCGGAGTTGTAAAATGAAAGAATTTATTTTAATCAAAGATGACAAAGGTAATGACGCACTTTTCATGATAGACGGCGATGGTTATAAGTGGTCTGTTCCAATGATTGTTGGCAATGCCGACTATGACGATTATTTAGCAAGCCTGCAACCATGACATATCCTGACGGTACAAGCGCACGGCTGATCGAAGTTGCCGCAGCTGAAATCGGCACAGTCGAACAAGGCGACAACCTGACAAAGTACGGCAAATTTACAAAGGCTGACGGACTGCCCTGGTGCGGTTCATTTGTCAATTGGTGCGCTGCACAGGCAGGCGTCAAGATTCATTCAGTTGTTGGTACTGCAATTGGCGCACACAAATTCAAGGAAACAAACCGCTGGTCAAACATGCCGCAATTGGGTTACTTGGCTTTCATGGATTTTCCACATGACGGCGTTGACCGCATTTCACACATTGGAATTGTTGTTGGTTTGATTGACGACAAGACGTGCGTGCTAATTGAGGGCAATACCAGCGGGACAGGCGACCAGCGCAATGGCGGCATGGTCATGGTTAAGGTTCGAAAGATCGGGACTGAAATTGTTGGGTTTGGAATTCCTAAGTTTGTCCCTTACAAGGGCGAATTCCCAACAGTTGAAATACCAAAATCGGGAGTCAAACCGACAAAGGAGAAAACAAAATGGACAAAGCAAAAGCCGTAGCAGCCTCATGGGCGCGTTCATTCATGGCAGCAGCCCTAGCCTTATACATGGCGGGCGTAACAGACCCTAAGACCCTTGCAATGGCAGGTGTGGCAGCAGTAGCACCCGTCATTTTGCGTTGGTTAAACCCGCAAGATAAAAATTTTGGCGTTACGGGGCAATGACACCAAACGAATGGGCGGCAGTCGGTGGTCTAGTCCTTTCAACGCTGGCTGCCGTCTATGCGGCAATGCGTTTTATTGTTAAATCAATTATGCGTGAACTTATGCCGAACGGTGGCAACTCACTTAAAGATCAGGTCAACAGAATTGAAAAAAGACTGGACTCATTAGTTGACAAATTGATCGGCGACACGCCGTAAGACACGCAAGGTTCTTGACGGCGCGTTGATCGTGCTTCACCCTATGTCTAGGTGGTAGTCCTTATCACCAAGAATCGGGAGAATTCAAAATGGTACTTGATCTATTAGACCCAGCAACATTGGGTCGTTTAAGCATGCTGGTGATTTTGCTAGTTATGGCAGCAGCAGTCGGATACGCAAAAGGCTTCAAAGACGGCAAGCGCGAAGGTTTGGCACGTCGTAAGGCAATTAGCCGCCACATTGCAAACAAGGCGGTGAAGTAATGGGGTTCTTAGACGGATACGAAGCAAGCCTCGAAAGATTGACCAGGTGGAATCGCACCTACCCAACAGGTCGCATTGAAACACGCATTGTTGAATTTAGTGCTGAGAAGGGCTACGTCTTAGTCGAAGCAAAAGCCTTTCGAAATGACACCGACATCAACCCAGCGGGCATTGATTACGCGTACGGATACCAGGGTGCTTATCAGCAAAACATGAAACGCTGGTTTTGCGAAGATACAGTCACGAGCGCAATTATGCGTGTGCAGCAATTGGTTATGGGTGGTGCTGAGAGAAGCACTAAAGAGATCATGGAGCAGGTAGAACGCACACCAGCCAAGATCGCTAACAAAGACACAACCGATTATTGGACGACCAAGTTTGGTGACGTGCCAAGTTACAAATCAGCTGCCGAAGCCGAGCAAGCAGGTATCCCGTCGTTTGGTTCAAGTGTTGACGAGATCGCCAAGCAATTAGGTGGCGAATTAGTTGCTGAAGCACCCCAGTGCAGTCATGGGCACATGATCTGGAAGCAATCACACGAAGGTGCGCCGAAGGCATGGGGCGGGTATTTCTGCACCGAACGCACAAAGGCAACACAATGCACGCCTCGGTGGTACGTCATGCGATCAACGGGAAAATGGGAACCGCAAGTATGAGCGAGTACATGGAGATAATCAACCCGCAAACCATGATTGGCAAACTGCTTAAAAACGGTGAAGTCGTCGAGGAATACAAAATGGAGCAATGCGACAAATGCTCAATACTGACACGCCTTGACGCCTTCGGCTATCAAAAGGGTTTTGGCAATGAGAAGGTTATTTGGTTTTGTATTGGTTGCAGATGAAAATGGAATTGACTCATGACGAACAAATGGTTTGCATGCTTGCGGCGGTCAAACTAACGGCTGAATCGACTAAGGGAATGGATAACCCGCAGCGATATCAAAAGAGTTTGGCTACATTTGAGTACCTGGTTGAATCTGCTGAAGCAATTGGAAGCGAATGGGTAGTAGCAAAATACTTCAATCTTCCATTTGACCCATACGAAAACAAATTTAAAGTAAAGGCAGACGTAGGCAATGCGATTGAAGTGCGTTGGACTAAGTACGTTGCCGGGCAGCTGATAATTCACGAATACGACAGACCAAACGACATAGCCGTATTGGTTACTGGTCAAGCACCGCATTACTTCATTGCGGGTTGGATACCCATTGCAATGGCACAACGTGCAAAATACCGTCATTCCAAGCAACCTAATTGGTGGGTGACACAGATCAACCTTCAACCGATTGAGAATCTACGGAGAAGCAACTATGGACACAGTGCAATTTGAATGTCGCAAATGCAAGAAGGTAACGAAGCAATTGATACACAACATCACCGACCTACTGCCACCAGGTGTGGAGACGATTCAATGCAGCGTGTGCAGTTGCATGACAGTTGCACAGATTGGGGTATCAAATGCCGATCTATGAATTTAAATGCACGGTGTGCCAAATCAGTGTTGAGGTGGATAGATCAATCCACGAGGAGCGCGAACCAATCTGCTGCGGTGCAAACATGAGTCGGGTCTACTCAACTTTTGGCATATCCTTCAAGGGTAAAGGCTGGGGTCATCAATGATTACCGTGCTTATGGGCGCACCAGGGGCAGGCAAATCAACCTGGGTGCGAAACAACAAACACGGTGATGAACACATTTTCAACACTGAAGCGGTACGGATTAACCGTGAATTAGACGTTGCAGGCTTTATGCAGCACCAACGAATAAAGGCAATCAAAGCGGTCGAATCAGGCAAAGACCTCATTGCTGACGGTACACACACTATTTCTACTCACCGTAAAGTTTGGTTGTCATTAGCTGATCGGTTGCAATTACCAACCCGCCTAATTGTCTTTGATACAGCCCTAGCAACCCTGCTAGGCGTACAGAAAATGAGGGAGTTCCCAGCACCTCACAAGGTCGTCGTTGACCATCACAGACGCCTGCAAATGGCTAAACACACCATCGTTCGTGAAGGGTGGGATTCAATTGAAATCATCACACGTTAAGAGTTATACACAGGCGTTATACACAGGAGTGCAAAACCTGTGGGACACGCCCAACGCCATGCGTAAGTTATTCACTTGCTTGACAGGCGCGGTACGATCTAATCGCTTGAAGCGCGCCGCTGAGGCGGATAGCGCGCGAGGGCGAATCGATCTAATGGGCAAGGTTTATGCCTTATTGGCAGTGCTTTCAATAACAAGCATTTCATCAGCTGAAGCAACAAACTATTCAATAGATCAATTGAAACTATATGCACATTCAAGGCTATTAAATTACGATCAATTCATGTGCTTTAACAAGATCATCACAAAGGAATCTAGATGGTCATACACTGCACGCAACCATAGTCACTATGGATTGGGTCAGATGAGGTCAACCTGGTATCGAGACTTAGACCCTTATAGACAGATAGATGCAACGATCAAGTACATTACAAAACGTTACAAGACTTCATGCAAAGCATGGGAGTTTCATCAAGATCGTGGGTACTTCTAATGGCAAGCGCACTCAAAGACAATGGGTCAACCCATACATGGCGTAAGTTGCGTTTAAAAATACTCAATCGTGATGGTTATTCATGTCAAATGTGTGGAATGGAGGGCAACCACGTTGACCACATAATCCCTAGACACGCCTTTGGTGAAGGTAATGCCGATAATGAAGACAATCTTCAAACATTGTGCAAAAAGTGCAATTTATCTAAAGGCGGGCGGTTTTTTAAAACACAGGCAACACCCCTGACT